GTTTTAGGCCTTGCTTCTGAGGCAGGGGAAGTAGCGGGTAAGCTTAAGAAGATTTTTCGAGACCACGGAGGACACGTTGACGAGCTTCAACGTAATAGACTGATTGACGAGCTTTCTGATGTTCTTTGGTACGTTACCGCTTGTGTTGACGACCTTGACTTCACTCTAGAAGAACTTGCTAAGTACAATGCGGCTAAACTTTCTGAAAGAATGCAGAAAGGAACAATCCAAGGGGACGGCGATAATCGATGAAGTTTACTGTGTACGAATGGGTGGAGAGCAACGGAAACTTTCGCATAAAGTTTACCGTTGCTTCTAACAAACAAGACAGATTAGAGCCATACGATATAACAATTCCGTTTACTGGGGAGGACCCTCAGCTGTTTATGAGCAAACTGCGGAATTACATGGTTTCGCATGTTTCGTATATTGATAATTTAAAAGCCGCTAAAAATGTACTCAGCGGCTTTACGTTTACAGACCCGACTGTTCATTACTACGAGAATATAGGAGATAACGATGTTACTTAGTAAGTCATTTTTAAACAAATTTGAAGACAACCCACAATGGCCGAGCTTGCTCGGTCAGTTTGTCTATCTGCGTACTTATAGTCGGTATTTGCCAAGCAAACGACGACGAGAAACCTGGAAAGAGACTGTTACTCGTGTTGTTGAGTACAGTATGAGTCTCGATACGATGACAGACCGACAGCGTCAAGAAATTGAAGCACGTGATCTTTTTGAGGCTATGTATAATCTTTCAGTTTTTCCAGCGGGCCGCACGTTGTGGACCGGTGGTACTGAAGCTGCTAAAAAATACCCGCTTTCAAACTTTAACTGCTCATTCATGATTGTTGATGACGTTCAGGCATTTCTGGACGCGTTTTATCTAATGATGCTCGGAACTGGCGTGGGTTTTCGCGTACTGCCGCAAGACGTCGTTAAATTTCCGCCATTGATCACCGGCGTAACCATTGAGCACAAAGAATACAATGCTAAGCGCAAAGCAAACCGCGAAGAATTGTCGCGATATGCTATTGATGGCGATGTAATGCATCTTTCAATAGGTGACAGTAAAGAAGGCTGGGTCTGGGGCTTAGAAGCTATTTTTGAAGCCTTCTTTCAAGGTTACAAGAAGATTGTTGTTGACTACGACAGCGTTCGTCCTGCGGGTGAACAGCTAAAAACATTTGGCGGTCGTGCTAGCGGTCATGAAGCATTGCGCGATATGTATGAAAAGATTGTCAAAGTGCTGAACGAAGGCACTGACCGTCTTTCGACGCTGCAGGCTATGGATGTAATGAATTTAATTGGCGAGGCAGTCGTTGTCGGCGGTGTTCGACGGTCTTCTGAAATTACTCTGTTTGACATTAATGATACTGCTGTTCTCGACGCAAAAGTCGACCTCTGGTCCGATCCCGCCAAAGAAGACAAGCGGTTTCGTTCAATGAGTAACAATTCTGTTTACTTTACTGAAAAACCTACCAAAGAGCAGCTTACGCAGCTGTTCAGCCGTATCCTGAATAACGGTGAGCCGGGTTTCATTAACGCCGAGGCCGCAGCAAAACGCCGTCCTTGGTACGCTGGTACAAATCCTTGTGCTGAAATTCTTTTGGCCGACAACGGTGTGTGTAATCTTAGCGAAATTAACGTTCGTAACTTTGTCAAGAGCGATGAGTACGGCGGTTACCTCAATATGATCGAGCTTGAGCGGGCAGTGGTGCAGGCCACGCGTCTCGGAGTTCGTATGGCCACACTCGAGCTTGAGCTTCCTCATTGGAATAAAGTACAGCAGCGAGATCGATTGACCGGAGTCAGTCTGACTGGTTATGTTGAAGCATTTGATGCGCTTGGTGTCTCGACTACCTCAGAAGACTCGAACGCTATTCGCACCATCGACCGAGATGGCGCAGGCCGCTCACGTTTGAAATTTTACACGTTGCGTGAAATTTTAGCAATTATGAATACGGTTGCTCAAGAAGCAGCTTCGGGGTACGCTGAAAAACTACGTATTCCGGCACCGCTTCTGGTTACGACTGTTAAGCCGTCAGGCACAATTGCTCAACTTCCAACAGTGTCGAGCGGTGCTCACGCGTCATACGCCCCGTACTATGTTCGTCGTGTACGAATCTCTTCGAAAGATCCACTGGCTCAAGCTATGCGCGAATCGGGATACCCAATCTTCCCTGAAGCGACATCATGCATGCCTGAGGTTTTTGCTGCCATGAGCGATGCAGATAAAGAAGCAACGCTTAAAAGCGCGCTGACTTGGGTTGTTGAATTTCCGATTAAAACGTCAGCTAAGAAGGCGTCGGCAACTGAGAGTGCGGTTGAGCAGCTTAATCGTTACTTTATTTTGCAAAAGTACTGGACCGATCACAACACATCAATTACGGTGACTTTCAGTCCAGAAGAAGTTAACGACATTATTGATTTACTGCTTAGTAAGTGGGAGGACTACATCGGTGTGTCATTCCTTCCAAAGTTTACGACTGCTTACCCGTTGATGCCGTACGAGGCAATCGACGAACTCGAGTACGAGCGCCGGTTGGCTGAGGTCGCGGGTGTAACAGGCTCGTCTATCATTGAACTTCTTGAGAAACACGAGAATGTTGAAGTTGACGATGACCTGGGAACTGACTGTGAAGGCGGCGCCTGTCCAATCCGGTGACAATTAATTAAGGACATTAGTAGCAGATACTGTATAGTTTTATGCAGTATTTGCTACTGTTTGGAGGATAAATGGCTAAGAATCGAAGGTTTGACGAGATTTTAAAAGATTATTCGGATAAATATGACTTAGCGACTCTATCTTCTCCGAATGACAAAGCCAACTTAGAAATGCTTATCAACAATCAAATTATTGTTGAAAGTGTTCAATCAAAACTGCAAGAGCTTACCCAAGACGATCCTGTTGAAAACATTGACATGATCCAGCGGCTTAGTTCTTCTTTAAAAGACATCATTGAAAGGAACTTACAGCTGGAAAGAGCTTTGGCTCTTGATAGGAAAACAAGAAATCAGAACAACTCGGAATCAATTGCGGAGTATTTAGTAAATCTAAAACAAACCGCTCAAGATTTTCTAGAACGTCGGCTTGTTAAGCTATACTGCCCAGACTGCAAAATACTTCTTTCTAGATTCTCCATTGTGCACGATCATAGCTTTTTCGACATTCGTGTTAACTGTAACCAGTGCAATAAACTTGTAACGGCGAGCAGAGAAGAAAAAGATATATTCTTTGACATCAAAGACGCAAGCTGGAGAAGAAAGCATAGGTACACGGTGAAGCAGTCTAAGGCTGCGGAGAGTACAGAGTCCGATATTGAAGACGACTTGATTCTTGGTGAAGACTCCGAGGGAGAGGAAGACAATGCTGAAAGCCAAAATTGAAGACGCTGATTTAGCGTTTTTAGAGATTATCGAAGATCCTGTTTGGTTAAACGAGTTTCTTCGCTCCACTAACAATGGCGACATGAACAAAGTCAACTGGTCTCACCAGGAATTTACATTTCGTCCCTATCAAAAAGAAATTTTAACTGATCAAAGCAAGCACATCGTCATTACTGGTGGAAGAGCTATTGGAAAGTGCCAGCCGGCATCTGCTCGAGTTTACACCAGTGCGGGTTATGTTCCGATATCGCATCTTCTAAAGCAACCTTCTTTTGTAACTTATGGTTACTCCACAAATGGAGCGTTTACTCAACGTCGAGCCTTTCTGAGAAAGGACAAATGGAAGAAGTGCTACTCAATCATTACGCAAAGCGGTCAGCAAGTAAAAACTACTGACGTTCATCCAATACTAACTCCTCGAGGCTTTGTGCTGATGGGGGATTTAGTTGTTGGCGACTTAGTTGCAGTTATGAATCGACTTCCCACGGATCACTGCGTATACAACACGCTGAGCTGGGCAGAACTTAGAATACTAGGGTACTTAGCTACCGGAAGCGTTTATTTTAAACCGTCTGGTGCAATTATTCCAAAATATAGAAAAATCGAGGTAGAGCTTCAAGAAATAGCATCAAAGCTTTTTCTGGATTACCGCAAAGACGACACTGGAAAGATTTTTATCGAGCGCACTAAGGCTGGCGGAGTACGTCATTACATTAATCAACTAAAGATTGAATTAGGCGCCTTTGGGAAGGATTATCGCAGAGTCTTTAAGCTTGACTGGCTAAAGACGCAAAAACTCGATAATATTCGCACATTTATCGAGGCTGCCTATGGCCAGCATGGCAATCTATCACTAGACTCCGTAAAGATTAAACTCTTTAATAAAAAATATGTTCAAGACTGGCAGGAACTTTTACTTTACTTCGGTGTTCGAACAAAAACGTCGAAAGTAGCTGATTGTGCAGACGAGCACCATATTTTTGATATTGACGACTCGCAATGGGTTGTCGAAACGTACGATAAAAGCGCTGCTCACGCTTTCTGGACAAACTTTAAAGTTCCTGGAGTTTCAGTAAGTCTGAAAGAAACTTACGAACCGCCTTTAGAGTGGTATACATGGGAGCCCATTGTCTTTAAGCAAAAACATGGTATGCAGTTAACATACTCTGTTCATGTTTATCAAGACGAGACGTATATAAGCGAAAACATTATTGTGCACAACTCGGTAATCCTTGAAGATCTTTTAACGTATCAAGTTTTAAACTCTGGAGTTGAGTTCCCTGTAACCTCGGAGCAGCTTTTGGTTACTCCGAATACTAGTCAGATGACTCCCTTACTCGATAGACTTATTATCAAGTTTACTACTTCTCCGTTCTTAAAAGACTTTCTAAACAACAACGTCAATAGATCCAAAGGAACGTTAGACTTTCAATTAGGTTCTAGACGGCATAGATTAAACGCGCGTATTGCTGGTAGCCGCGGAGAGAACAACTTGGTTGGTCTGCACATACCAAAAATTACTGGAGACGAGTTTCAACTTTTTCCAATGACTGCTTTTGATCAAATGCAACCGACACTAAATACTTGGGAACCTCGTGTTCAAGAACTCTATACCGGAGTTCCAAATGGAATGCGAAATACAGCTCTTTATGTCCTAGACGTAAAAACACCTAAATTTAAAAAATACCGAATACCTGCGCCAAACAACCCCTACTTTACAAAAGCTGACTGGGAAGACGCAATTATTAAATTTGGCGGAGAATCTTCAGATACGTTTCAACAGCTTGTACTTGGAAAGCATGGTTCGCCGTCTTTTCAAGTTATATCGAGAGACCAGATGAAGCTTACTCCTATAGATTTCTATTCCTTTCGATACACAGCTTCCGATAAGGAAAAGGGAAAACAGTACGCAGAGGCAATTCCTATTGTAAAACTAAAAAACGTAGAAAGTACTCTGTTGGCCATCGACCCTGGTTTTAGCGACCCCACAATTATTCAACTAATGGGCCTGAGTGAAGGATCCTGGAAGTGTCTTGCTCGTTACCGGCTTCAGCGAATTGACTATCCAGAGCAGGAACAGATTATTGACTATTTGGCTCGCTCGTACAATGTTTCTAAAATTTCAATAGACATCGGTGCCGGTGGCGGCGGTGCGGGCATTATGCAGAGTTTGAGAACTCGTCCTGAGTACTCCTCGTTTGACTACGAAACCAGAATGGAAGGTGTTCAATTTAATGAAAAAGTGAACATAGCCAGCTTAGACAATAATCTTGAAATAACTGAATCCTTTAAAGCTTGGGCAACTGGAGAGCTTATTAAATACATTGCCAGTGGGTTTTTGGTATTCTCGGAAATAGACGCAGAGGGTGTTTCTCAACTTGAGAGAGTAGCGCGGCAGAAAAGAACTTCCGGTCACATGCATTACTATGTTGTTTCCACAAGAGGACATGGAGAAAGCAACGATGACCACATCTACGCAAGTTATCTTTGTTTTGTCGGCGCTTTAAGGTCAGCCGTCCCTGCGCCAAAACCTTTGGCTATTGGTCGAGCTTCGTCGCATTTCACAGTGAGGTAAAAGATGGATAAACCACTTTCTAAAACAGTAGCAGGTTACACACCTAATCCGATATTTACGTACAATTTAAATACGGTTGGCTACTACGATCCTTTGACTCGTCCTTTCGATAACAGCAAAAAATACAGCTATCACGAGATAGTCAAGTACTGCCGCTACTTTTACGAAAAAGACACAATTGCTAGAACGGTAATTAACCGAATGGTTAATCTAGCGATTACACGGTTGAGAAACCAAAAAGAAGAAAAAGACGTTAACTCAGCTTTTTTTGATGCAATCGCTGAAAGAATTCAGCCGTTTTTAAAACACATGGCCACTGAGTACTTTGTTAATGGAATTGTGGTTCCTGCGTTTACATATAAAACTATTATGATGAATAAGTTAGACCCTTCTCTAGGGCGTAAGCGTGTCGAGATTCCAGATCAGTTCTGGGTCCGAAATGCGGCTAACATACAGCTTCGTAAACGACCTACCAGCATGCAAAGAGCGGTTTATCTGGAACTTCCACAAGACGAGATAATGTTTATTATAAACAAGGGCAAAAGATCCGACGGCAC